CAACTTTTTTAATTGAAGGTAATGCTAATCAAGGATTTAAAATATATAATGGAACAGGTACACTTGCTTCGCCAACTTGGACCGCTGGTATGGATTTTTATGATGGAGGTAGACTGCATCCTTATGGTGGTGTATTTTTAGGAAGTTCAAATAATAATCAATTATTAAGTTATTATAAAACAGATACTTGGGCGCCTCAAATATATTATCAAAATGCAACTGACCAAGCTAACGCAACTAATTCAACTCAAACAGGTATTTATACTAAAATTGGTAATGTTTGTACGGTTCAATTTAGATTAATTTGGAATCAAAGTGGAACCCCTGCTGTAGATAATATTGGAATAAAAAACCTTCCTTTTGGAGGCAACACCACACAAGCTTTCGCTGAAGTTCCTTGTAGTTTAATAGGATATACAGGCGGCCCTTCTCCTAGAGGTAATTTAACTTTAACTTTACCAGGATCTAACCTAACTTTAGCTTTATTTAATGATACTAACAATACTGGAAACATGGGTAATGCAATTGGAAGTGGAACAAAAGAAATTAGATTTTCATTTACATATTTAACAAATTAAATGGCAATATTATCTAATGCAAATTTTACTATCTTTGTAAAAAATTAAATTATGGCAATATTATATAAGTGGACAATCAATCAATTAAACGCAAAGATTGAATCAGACGGACAAGACAATGTTATTTATAACATTCATTATACTTATACAGGTATTGATGAGGATGAGCAACAATATCAAGCATCAACTATTGGTGTATACAGTGTAACTTATGTTCCTGGCACTCCATTTATTCCTTGGGTAGATGACCAAGCGTTTGAAAATGTAGTCATTGGATGGTTAGAAGATGGATTAGATACAGCTGTAATGAGAGACAATATAGGTAAACAAATAGCTCTAGAAAAAAATCCAGTAGACGAGGATTTATATTTCACATGGAATAACCCAACGCCTATTCCACCCGTAGAAGAATAATAATATTTTACTATCTTTACAACTTAAAATTAATCTTTAAAATAAATAAAAATGAGTCAAATTAAATTAACTGAAGAAGAACTAAAAAGAATTCAAGATTTAAACCAAGAGTTTACAAAAGCTAAGCTTGAAATTGCCGATAATGTTTTAAGACAACAAGCTTCACTAAAACAGCTAGATGACCTTAGAGCCGCTTTTGGTGTAGAAGAAAAAAAATTATCTGAAACTTACGGACAAGACGCTATCATTGATTTAGCAACAGGAGTTGTTACTAAAAAAGAAGCAGAAGTCGTTGAGGCTGAAGAAGTGAAATAAATATAATATGGCTAGAATAAGTAACACGGCTGCGTATGCCAATATCAATCCTGTTTTAACAGACTACTTTGTATTAACAGACAAGGCTAATAACCTTGCGACTAAAACATGTACACTACAGTCTCTACAAACATTATTTGGTTTAGGAGATTCGCAACTTAGTGTTAGTGTTCCAGCAGCTTCATTACATTATTTACTTACAACTCCTTATGAGTTAATTGCATCACCTGGCGCAGGATATGTTTTGGTTATAAAAGAAATAGTGTGTTTTATGGATGCAGGGCCGACTCCTTTTGATTTTGCAAACGGAGCTATTCCAAAATTAGGAACTGTTGATTTTAATACCATTCCACAAGCAACTTTAAATTCTGCAACAGATACTGTGTTTAATGTAGGAACAAAAGATAATGTTACACTGCCAGCTAGTACACCGTTAACTTTAACATCAGTTGCTAATACCGCAACGACTAATGGAAACGGTACTTTATATTTTAATATAACATATCAGACACTTAAATTAGCGTCTACATTTTAATTAAATGGATATTAGAAAGATTTCAATAGGAGCAGACTATAAGTCTGGAGCCATGCATTATATAGTAGGGCAAGATGTTTTAGGTGGTTCCTATTTTATTCATTTAATTCAGCACGATCCTTTATCAAAATCTTATAAAATCTGGATAGAGAAAAACAAAGAAGTGGTTATATGGAAAGAGTTTAAAACAACTCTTCCTATCTCTCTTGAATATAATATAAACTTCTAATGCAGTCTCCATATTCTTTTATTGTACGTCCTTTGAAAGGTAAAAGGTATGACAATACAAAAGAAATAGGTGGCTTAGATTTTATAGTTAGCACATCAAAAGAAGACCATAAAGCATCGAACAGGTTTGGACAAGTAATATCTACACCGTTATCTTATAAGGGTGATGTAAATATTGGAGATATATTACTTGTACATCATAATGTATTTAAATTTTACTACGATATGCAGGGAAGAGAAAAAAGTGGTAAAAGCTTTTTTATGGAAGATATGTTTTTAGTAGATGAAGATCAGTTTTTTTTATACTATCAAAACGAAAAGTGGATAGCTCATTCTAAATATTGTTTTATAAAACCTGTAAAAGCAAAAGAATCTTTTTTAGGTAAAACAGGAAAAGAAGAACCTTTGGTGGGTACAGTAAAGTACATTAATAAGGAGCTTATTAATTTAGGAGTAAAAGAAGGAGATGAAATATCTTACACTCCAGATAGTGATTATGAGTTTGTAATAAACGATGAGAAATTATATCGTATGTATACCGAAAATATTACAATGATTTTATAATGGATATAAAACAAATAAAGTTAGAAATAATAAAGGCTGGAGAAAGGGCAGTTATTCAGTTAATTAAAGTTGCTAAAGAAGATATAATTAAATACGATGCTGAAGATGAGTTAGCAGCTGATAGATTAAAAAATGCAGCAGCAACAAAAAAGCTAGCTATATTTGATGCGTTTGAAATATTAAAAAGAATTGAAGAGGAAAAACAAATGTTAGAAGGAACGGACATAGTTAAAAACAACACCCCTAAAGGATTTGCAGAATCAAGATCAAAATAAATTATTTTTCTCACTATATAATATAGTGCCTAAAAACGTATTGTCAACAAAAAACAAAGCTAAGAGTTGGCAGTATGGTTACAACGAAAAGTATGATATTGTTGTTATATCTCGTTCAGGTCAAATTCAAGACATTATAAATATAAGTGGTTTAAATATAGCTCTTCCAAAACCACCAATTAAATTATACCAGCGTTCAAAAAATAAAGAAGAACAATACTGGGAGCCACACGAGTTACCAAAAGAATTAAAACGTATACAATCGATATTTCATTGGCATGATGCGCCGCCTCAGTTTAAAAACACCTGGGTTGATTATATTGAAAGTGAGTTTGATAAAAGAGAAGAAGGTTTTTGGTTTATAAATAATGGCATTCCTACATACATTACAGGAACACATTATATGTATTTACAGTGGACAAAGATTGATGTTGGTCATCCTGATTTTAGAGAAGCCAATAGATTGTTTTATATATTTTGGGAAGCGTGTAAAGCGGATAAAAGAAGTTTTGGAATGTGTTATTTAAAAATAAGACGTTCAGGTTTTTCGTTTATGAGCTCGTGCGAGGGTGTGAATACAGCTACAATAACAAAAGATTCTAGAATTGGCATACTATCTAAAACTGGTGCAGATGCAAAAAAAATGTTTACTGACAAAATAGTTCCTATATCCAATAATTATCCTTTCTTTTTTAAACCTATTCAAGATGGTATGGATAAACCTAAAACAGAATTAGCTTATAGGGTTCCAGCTTCTAAGATTACTAAAAAAAATATGTATGTATTAGATGATCAAGAGCTTGAAGGATTAGACACAACTATTGACTGGAAGAATACATCTGACAACAGTTATGATGGTGAAAAACTACAGTTATTGGTTCACGATGAAAGTGGTAAATGGGAGCGTCCTGAAAATATACTTAATAACTGGAGGGTAACTAAAACATGTTTACGTTTAGGTAGTAGAGTTATAGGAAAATGTATGATGGGCTCAACATCAAACGCACTAGATAAGGGAGGTAGAAATTTTAAAGATTTATTTGAGTCATCTGATTGTAAAAACAGAAACTCTAATGGTCAAACTAAAAGTGGGTTATATAATTTGTTTATTCCAATGGAGTGGAATATGGAAGGGTTTATAGATATTTATGGTATGCCTGTTTTTAATAATCCTACAAAAAAAATAGTTGGCATAGATAAAGAAACAATTACACAAGGTGCATTAGATTATTGGCAGAACGAGGTGGATTCATTAGCTTCAGATCCAGATGCTTTGAATGAATTTTACAGACAATTTCCAAGAACAGAGTCACATGCTTTTAGAGATGAAAGTAAACAGTCTTTGTTTAATTTAACAAAAATATATCAACAGATTGATTACAATGATTCTTTAAATATTCATCATCATGTTACTCAAGGAGGTTTCCATTGGAAGGACGGTATTAAAGATAGTAAGGTAATATGGACTCCAAATAAAAGAGGAAGATTTTTTGTAACTTACATACCTAAAGCTACGCTTCAAAATAATGTTATAATTAAGAACGGTAAAAAATATCCAGGGAATGAACACATAGGTTCTTTTGGATGTGATTCTTATGATATATCTGGTGTTGTTGTGGGTAAAGGTTCTAACGGAGCTTTACATGGAATGACAAAGTTTAGTATGGATGATGCGCCTAGCAATCATATATTTTTAGAATATATCGCTAGACCTCAAACTGCTGAAATATTTTTTGAAGAAGTTTTGATGGCATGTATATTTTATGGTATGCCTATTTTATGTGAGAATAATAAACCTCGTTTATTGTATCATTTTAAAAATAGAGGATATCGAGGATATAGTTTAAACCGACCAGACAAGTCTTATAATAAGTTGTCTAAAACAGAAAGAGAATTAGGGGGTATCCCTAACACTTCTGAAGATGTAAAACAATCACACGCCTCAGCTATTGAGTCGTATATTGAAAAACATATAGGTTTAGATTTAGAAGGTAGCTATAGAGATAAAGACGATATGGGTAGTATGTATTTTCAAAGAACGCTAGAAGATTGGGCTAAGTTTGATATTTCAAACCGAACTAAGTTTGATGCGGCTATAAGTTCAGGATTAGCAATTATGGCTAATCAAAAGCACCTATACACACCTGTACAAAAACAATCAAAAATAAGCATTAACTTTGCAAGATATAATAACAAAAACTCAGTAAGCCAATTACTTAATAGATGAAAAAAGTAGACATAAATATTCAGGCTGCTGCATTCCCAGATCAATTTGTTTCTGATGCTACTAAAGACACTATGGAGTATGGTTTACAGATAGGTCAAGCGATACAATACGAATGGTTTAGAAGAGATAATGGCTCTTGTAGATTTTATGATCAATGGGGTGAATTTATGCGTTTAAGATTATACGCTAGAGGAGAGCAGTCAATAGCCAAGTACAAAAATGAATTAGCAATAGATGGTGATTTGAGCTATCTTAATTTAGATTGGACACCCGTCCCTATTATACCAAAGTTTGTAGACATCGTAGTTAACGGAATGTCTGACAGACTTTTTAAAGTTAAAGCTTATGCTGAAGACGCTATGTCTGCCGAAAAAAGAAATGAATTCCAAGAAATGATTGAAGCTGATATGTTAGCCAAACCTATTTTGGAACAAATGCAACAAGATTTTCAAGTAAATTTATTTACAGCAAATCAAGATGAAATTCCTGAAAGTGATGAGGAGTTAGAGCTTTATATGCAAATGAAATATAAGCCAGCAATAGAAATTGCTGAAGAAGAAGCTATTAATACATTGTTTGCAGAAAATCATTATAATGACACTAGAAGTAGAGTAGATTATGATTTAACAACTATAGGGCTAGGAATTACTAAACATGAATTTCTGTTAGGTCAAGGTGTAAAAATTGATTATGTAGATCCTGCTAATGTTGTTTATAGCTACACTGAAGACCCTTATTTTAAAGACTGTTTTTATTGGGGAGAAATTAAAACTGTTCCCATGACGGAGTTAATTAAAATAGACCCTACTTTAACAAATGAAGATTTAGAAGAAATAGCTCAATCTAGTCAATCATGGTATAATTATTTTAATACCGCTCAGTTTTATGAAAACAGTATGTTTTATAGAGATACTGCAACTTTAATGTATTTTAATTACAAAACTACACATTCGTTTGTTTACAAAAGAAAAAAACTTTCAGATGGTACATATAAAACTGTAGAAAAAGATGATCAATTTAATCCTCCACTTGAAATGATGGAAGAAGGTAAATTTGAAAAAATAACAAAAAAAATAGATGTATGGTATGATGGCGTAATGGTTATGGGAACCAACATGTTGTTAAAATGGGAGATGGCAGAAAATATGGTAAGGCCTAAATCGTCTAATCAATTTGCAATGCCTAACTATGTGGCATGTGCGCCTAGAATGTATAAAGGTCAATTAGAGTCTTTAGTTAAAAGAATGATTCCTTTTGCAGATTTAATACAAATGACTCATTTAAAAATACAACAAGTTGTTTCAAGAGTTGTGCCAGACGGTGTGTTTATTGATGCAGATGGATTAAATGAAGTAGATTTAGGAACTGGAAATGCTTACAATCCCGAAGACGCTTTACGATTGTATTTTCAAACAGGTAGTGTGGTAGGTCGAAGTTTTACTCAAGACGGAGAATTTAATAATGCTAAAGTTCCTATCACACAACTTACTTCAAATAGTGGGGCAAGCAAACTTCAAATGTTAATTGCAAATTATAATCATTACTTAGATATGATTAGGCAAGTAACAGGATTAAATGAAGCAAGAGACGGGTCTACACCAGATCCCAATTCGCTTGTAGGAGTTCAAAAACTTGCTGCGTTAAATTCTAATACAGCTACAAGACATATATTGCAAAGTAGTTTGTATATAACTAGAACTATAGCTGAATGTTTATCTATACGAACAGCTGATATTTTAGAATATTCAGATTTTGCCGATGAGTTTGTAATGCAGATAGGCAAATATAACGCTAGGATTTTAGAAGACATAAAAGATTTATATATTTATGATTTTGGTATATTTATTGAAATGGCTCCTGATGAAGAAGAAAAAGCTATGTTAGAACAAAATATTCAAATGGCTTTATCTAAAGAAAACATTAGCTTAGAAGATGCTATAGATATTAGAGAAATTAATAATCTTAAAATGGCTAATCAACTTTTAAAGGTTAAAAGAAAACAAAAACAAGAAAACGAGCAAGCACAAAAACAACAAGAACAACAAATGCAAGCGCAAATGCAAATGCAAGCGCAACAAGCTCAAGCTCAAATGGAAGCTCAAAAAATTCAAATGGAGTCGCAAGCTAAAATTCAATACAGACAAGCTGATGTAGCTTTTGAAATTGAAAAACTTAAAAATGAAGCTGAATTAAAAAGACAATTAATGCAAACAGAGTTTGAGTTCCAAATGCAAATAAAAGGAATGGAACAGCAGGGTTTACAAAATAGAGAAAATGAAAAAGAAAGCGCAAAAAATAATAGGATAAGTCAACAGTCAACTCAAACTTCTAAAATGATTGAACAAAAGAAAAGAGATTTACCAGCAATTAATTTTGAATCTAATGAAGATAGTTTAGATGGTTTTGATTTAGCTGAATTTGAGCCTAGATAATGTTTGATAATTTTAGTATACAAAAATATAAAAGTTTAAAACATCCACCTAGTTCATCTTTAAAAACACTGAGTGAAATTAAATTTTTAAACTCTAAACAAATAAATTCAGGCTTTGCACAAAAGTATGATAATATTGAAAGGGTGTTTAAAGATTTGTTTAATAATAAATCCAGGAAATATCCATCTGAGCTTGTAGCTAACTTAATTAAAGAAAGCTCAAAGCCTATTTTAAAAATAAAAAACTACCATAATAGAGAAAGGCCTAATGTTGTAGCAAAAAAATATGGTATAAATTTGCCTTATATAAAAATGTCCTCAGCTCAAACTCCTTCATTTCCATCAGGACATTCAGCGCAAGCTTTTTTAATAAAAGAAGTTTTGACTGATATGTATCCTGAAATGAATCCTTTATTTGTTAAAGCAGCGGATAATATTTCGAAAAGCAGGATTATTGCAAACGTACATTATAATTCTGATAAAGTTGTTGGTGAGCGACTAGGTATTGATTTATATAATCACTTAAAAAATATATAAATTTTTGTTTAACTTTACAAAAAATATAATCTAATGGAAATTAAAGTAAAAGACTTAGGGGTGGTCAAAGAAAAATCCCGTGCAGAAATTGAAGAACAACTACTTCAAAAACATGAAGAAAAGTTTGAAGATGCTGCTCAACCTACTGAAACTGTAGAAAAAGTAGAAGTAGAAACACCTGTGACAGAAGAACCTGTTACTGACGAAAAAGAAAACACTCCCGTGTCAGAGTTAAATGACATAGACGTTCTTTCTTATATTAAAGATAGATACAACAAAGACATAAACTCAGTTGATGAACTGTTTGCGGAAAAAGAGGCAAATGAAGAATTACCAGAAGATGTGTCTGCGTATTTTAAGTACAAAAAAGAAACTGGTCGTGGTATTGAAGATTTTTATAATTTACAAAAAGACTACAGTAACATGGACGAAGACGATGTACTAGCTAGTTATTATTCTGCAACAGAAGAAGGATTAGACGCTATAGATATCCAAGATATCATAATAGATAAATTTAGTGTTGACGAAGACATTGATGATCCTAAAGATGTTAAAAGAATAAGGTTGGCAAAAAAAAGAGAACTTTCGAGAGCTAAAAAGTTTTTGAATGAACAAAAAGATAAATATAAAATTCCGCTTGAGTCGAGTGGGGATGGATTATCTGCTGAACAACAAGAAAATTTAAATGCTTATAAAAGTTACATTGAGGAATCTCAAACTGTTGAGGAAAAGCAAAAGAAAAAGTATAATTATTTCTTAGATAAAACTAGTGAAGTTTTTAACAATGAATTCAAAGGTTTTGATTTTAATGTTGGTGAAAATAATATTACTTATAAACCTGGCACAACTGAAGAGCTAAAAAATGTTCAATCTGATATCAATAATTTTATTGGTAAATATATGGACAAAGACGGTTTAATGTCAGATGCAAAAGGTTATCATCGTTCAATGGCAGTAGCTATGAACCCTGAAAAGTTTGCTCAATTTTTCTACGATCAAGGTGTCACAAATGCTGTAGATAATGTTTCTAGAAAATCTAAAAATATTAATATGGATATGCGACAGGCTCCCCAAACCGTTTCTAAAGACGGAATGAAAATAAGGCCAGTAGGAAATACCGATAGTGGAAGAGGACTTAAAATTAGAAGTATTAAAAGAAGTTAAACATTATTAAATTATTAAAATTATGGCAGTAAATGCAATCCCTGGTTTTGATTTGCAACCAAGTTCACAACAAGTGCCCTTGTCTACAAATTATATTCCTAGCTCAGGTTTTACCTGGGTACAACAATATCTTCCTGACACTTACGAAAAAGAATTCGAGCGTTATGGAAATAGAACAGTAGCATCATTCTTAAGAATGGTAGGCGCTGAAATGCCTTCTAATTCTGACCTTATCAAATGGGCAGAACAAGGAAGATTACACACTAAATACGTCAACTGTACTTCGGGAGGAGCAGTAGGCGTAGACGCTGGTGTATGGACAATCAACAATGCTCTTGAAAATTTCAACCCTGCATTGGCTGGAACTCCAAACCAAGCTTCTCTTAGAGTGGGACAAACTGTAGTTGTTTCTGACAAAACTGTTGGATCTAATTTACAAAACAAAGGTATAATTACTGTAGCTCCTACAGCTGGTAATCCAAATCAAGTAACAATTGCTTACTATGAAGCTGGAGGACAAGCGATGGGCCCTGCAGTAAATTGTGATATCTTTATTTATGGTTCTGAATTTAACAAAGGAACTAACGGTATGGTAGGTTCTAACGATGCAGATGACTTCATCTTTGAGAACAAACCAATTATCATAAAAGATAAATACCAAGTATCAGGATCTGATATGGCTCAAATAGGTTGGATAGAAATTACAACTGAAAATGGCGCTAGCGGATATTTATGGTACTTAAAATCTGAGCACGAAACGAGACTTAGATTTGAAGACTATTTAGAAACTGCTATGCTAGAAGCTGTACCTGCTGCTGCTGGTTCTGGAGCGGCATCTTACCTGCAAAATGGTGGTGTTGGTTTAGGAGCTGCTGGTGTTGCAAACCTTAATGGTTCTGACGGTGTATTTTTCGTAGTAGGAAATAGAGGAAATGTATTTGGTGGTGGTAACCCACAAAACCTAGCTGCATTTGATTCTATTATCCAAAGACTAGATAAGCAAGGAGCTATAGAAGAAAATGTAATTTTCTGTAATAGACAATTCTCATTTGATATGGACGATATGTTAGCTGCACAAAACTCTCACGGAGCGGGTGGTACATCATATGGTTTATTTGACAATGATAAGGATATGGCTTTAAATCTTGGATTTACAGGATTTAGAAGAGGTTATGATTTCTATAAGTCTGACTGGAAATATCTTAACGATCCTACTATGAGAGGTGGTGTTACTGCTGGTGCAATCAACGGGCTTTTAGTTCCTGCTGGTTCAACTACAGTTTATGACCAAATCTTAGGTAAGAATGCTAAGAGACCTTTCTTACATGTTAGATATAGAGCTTCAGAAACTGAAGACAGAAGATATAAAACTTGGATTACTGGTTCTGCTGGTGGCGCAAGAACTTCTGACTTGGATGCGATGGAAGTAAACTTCCTATCAGAAAGAGCTGTATGTACTTTAGGTGCAAACAACTTCTTCTTATTCCAAAACTAGAATTACCTTAAAGTTTATCTCCGTCTTCGGACGGAGGTACTCTTTATTTTTTATAAATCAAATTAAATTATATTATAATGAAAAAAAAGAATACCCAATTAGTAGATAAAGCATACAGACTAACTAGAGAAGAAAGACCTCTTTCTTATATGCTATCATCACGACACTCAGTAAGATCACCTTTATTATATTTTGACGAAGAACAAGGTGTTAATCGTCCTTTAAGATATGCAAGAAACCAAAAAACTCCTTTTGAAGATGAGCAAGATGGCAACGCTATTTTAGAGCCTGTTGTTTTTGAAGACGGGATGTTATTTGTCCCAAGAGAAAATCAAATACTTCAAAAGTTTTTACATTATCATCCAGGTAATGGAATGGTATTTCAAGAAATAAATAAAGCTAACGATGCGGCTGTTGAACTAGAGCATGTTGAGTTAGAGATTGACGCACAAGTTTTAGCAAAAGATTTGTCTACTGAAAAATTAATTTCAGTATGCAGAATACTTATGGGCAATCAGTCTAACAACATGACAACACCAGAGTTAAAAAGAGATATACTTATCTATGCTAAAAACTATCCAGAAGATTTTATTGATACGGTAAACGATCCTATGTTAGAAATGCAAAATGAAGTACATCAATTTTTTGATGCAGGTTTTTTAACTTTAAGAAACAATAATAAGGATGTTTATTACAATTTACCTAGCAACAAAAAGAAAATGTTGACAGTACCTTTTAATGAAGATCCGTATACAATAACAACATCATATTTAAAAAGTGATGAAGGTATTGAAGCATACAAGTTCTTGAAGAAGCGCTTAAAAAAGTAAATAAATAAAGATTATCTTTGTGGTTTATTAACCCCATTAACATTATTACCTATGGAAAAATTTATTAAACTATTTATATCAGGCAGCGGACAAGATGTTGGATATAAACTAATCCCCGTGAACGGAATCGTGGAGATTAAACAAGAAAGCCCAACAAAAGTTAACATTTTTTACAATGAACTTTCTAGCGCACAGGCACAGGGCTCTATTAATTATGGAGCTGACGCAAGTCAAACAGTACCTGCTGTAACTAATGTAGTGCAGTCTTTTGAAATTACTCATGATGCAATTGCAGCTGGTACTTCTGCATGGAAAGATTTCTTAAATGAAGCGGTAGAAACATCACTTACGCTTTCATGGCAACAACCAGTTTACACACCAGTAGGATATCCTAAGAGTGCTGCATCTGGTAACCCACCTTCTACAATCACTGGAATTGTATCAGGCGTTAAGGCAGCTGGATTACAGACCACATAAGTTTTTTACTTATTAAATTAAAGAGGGGTTACAAAAAAGTAACCTCTTTTTTTTTGACTATATTTGTAAAAACAATTTGAGATGATTAACTCAGTTAGAAATACAGTTTTAGCTATAGCAAATAAAAATAATTATGGATACATAGCTCCACAAGATTTTAATCTATATGCGCAACAAGCGCAAATGGATATGTTTGAAGATTATTTTTATCAATATAATAGCTGGATAGTAAAACAAAACCAAAGAGTTTCAGGAACAGGATATGCTGATATAGTAAAAAGTTTAGTAGAAGTTATAGATAGTTTTTCTGTAACTAAAGGTTTGTTGAAACAAGGAAACAACATGTATTACTTGCCTGAAGATTATTATTATATTAATAAAGTAAACTTCTACCCTAATTTTATTGTATCAGGAACTAACAATATGAACACTGTAGTTAATCAAGTAGGGGATTCAAACTCTACTTTTATAACAAGCGGAGTTTTACCAGGACAAATAATAATTAACACTACAGCGGGAAGTACCTACAAGGGTTTTAGTGCTTATGTGGTTAGTGTAGATAGTCAAACACAATTAACCTTAAGCACAAATATTTTACCAGTTGCAACCCCAGCTGCTGCAAGTGGAAATACTTTTTCTATATTCACTACTAATGGTATTGTAGAGGCTGAAAGAGTAAATCAAAACAAAATATTTTATTTAAACAATTCACCATTAACAGCACCTTCTACTGGATATCCAGCATATGTGCTAGGTGGTGCGACTAGTAGTATTACAGGTGTATCTACAACAGGAAAGTTGGGCAACAGTATATCTATGTATCCCTCTACATTAACAACAGAGGGCTCTATAATAACTGAATATGTAAGATATCCTTTACCTCCTAATTGGACATACGCTACAGTATTAGCAGGAGGTGCTCCAGTTTTTAATTCAGCGGCAGCAGATTATCAAGATTTTGAATTACCATTGTCAGATGAGCCAGGTATCGTAGCTAAAATTTGTCAATATATAGGTATAGAAATTAGAGAGTCTGATGTTTATCAATTTGGACAAGCAGAAATAGCAGAAGATAATCAAACACAAGGATAAGTTATGGCATATATAAATGATTTCACATATTACGCAAATGCAGGGGCAGTTCCAGAAGCAAAAAACTGGGGATCTTATCAATATGTATCGTTAGACGATATAGTTAACAACTTTATATTAATGTATCAAGGGAATAATTCTCTTGTCAATAATATTGAAAGGTATCAAGTATTGTTTCATGCAAAAAGAGGAATTCAAGAATTGAATTACGATGCAATGAAAGAGATTAAGATATTGCAAATGGATTTGGGAGAAGAATTAAAGTTTATTTTACCGTCTGATTATGTGAATTGGGTAAGAATATCTCAATTTGTAAATGGAGTTTTATTACCATTAACAGAAAACATTCAAACAGGTTGGGCTTCTACTTACTTACAAGATAATGATGGTAAAATTATATACGATCAAGATGGTAATGTTTTAAAACCACAGGATTCTCCACTAGATTTATCATTTAGAAGCGGAGAAACAAGTATATATTTAAACGCTGATAGTCCTTATGATGGTCAAGAAGGTTATAATGTGGATGGATGCTGGTATTTTGATTTTGCAATAGGAAGCAGGTTTGGTTTAAATACAGAAACTGCTAATATAAATAAAACATTTTCTATAGATAAACAAAGGGGTGTTATAAATTTTAGCTCTGCACAATCAGCAACGTCTATAGTTTTAGAATATGTTTCTGATGGTATGGAAAGAGGAGTAGATGCTGATATTAGTGTCAATAAACTTTTTGAGGAATTTATATACGCATACATTAAGTATTCTATTTTAAATAGCAAGTTGGGTGTTCAAGAGTATATAGTTAATAGAGCTAGAAAAGATAAGTCATCTTTACTTAGGAATGCTAAAATAAGATTAAGTAATATTCACCCTGGTAGACTCTTGATGAGCATGAGAGGAAAGGATAAATGGTTAAAATAAAATGCCAATAGTAACTACAAATTTTATCGCTGGCCGAATGAACCAAAGCGTGGATGAAAGATTAGTTCCACCAGGCGAATACATTTCTGCAACTAATGTTAGACTAGGGGCTACAGAAACTACCGAAATAGGGGCGTTAGAAAATTCTAAAGGAAACACAAAATTAACCACGCTTCAATACAATAACGGAACTTTACTTGCGTCTGACGCTTTATGTATAGGAGCTTTTGATGATGGAGCTAATGAAACTATGTATTGGTTTGTGGCTTCAGACGCAGTGGATATGATTGTGTCGTATGAAGTTAAAACCACACTTGTAAACTATCATGTAGTAGATACGGGTAATGTTTTAAATTTTGACTCTAAATATTTAATAACAGGTGTAAACAAAATAGGAGACTTATTGTTTTTTACTGATGATAAAAATCCTCCTAGAAAAATAAACATAACAAGATCTTATCCAAACGTAACATCTGCTGATTTAAATGTTATTGTTTATCCACCGCTTGCAGCGCCTACAATTAGTTTATTTACACAAGCTACAGAAGCAAATTTTATGGAAACTAGAATGATTGCTTTTGCTTATAGGTATCAATACCAAGATGATGAGTATAGTGCATTATCTCAATTTACAGATATAGCTTTTTCGCCAGGAGTCTTTGCTTACGATCCAGCTACCAATCTTAATAAAGGTATGATAAATATTTACAATGCCGTAAATATTGGATTTAATACTGGTAGTTCAAATGTAATTGGTGTAGATTTAGTTTTTAAGTTTGCTAACAGTAATATAATTAATGTAATAGAGAAATTTAAAAAAGCTGATTTTGGTTGGCCAGATAACTCAACTCAAACCCAAGTATTTACAAACAGTAAAATATATACCACATTACCAGAAAGTGAGTTATTAAGATTATATGACAATGTTCCTTTAGTGGCTAAAGCACAAACCATTATGGCCAACAGGCTTATATATGGTAATTATGAAGACGGAAGAGATGTTGTTGACTCTAATGGTATTAATTGTAGAATGACTTATGTTGCTGATTTAATTACTGAAGAAATACAAACAGCTGATATTGGGACATCATTAGGAAATGGGTTAAATTATACTGTAGACACAAATCAGAGTGTGCCTAACTCTGCTTTACTGTTAAACTTAGCAGGTGTTGAATCTAATTTAAAAACTGGGGCTATTTTAGCAGTTTCTATTTCATATCAAAAAGATAGATATACTGGTAATGACGGAACGGTTACAGGAAATCAAGGGTCTACGACAATAGATTTAATATATACATTGTCTCAAGATTTTTCATCAGTTCAAGAATTAGTTACTAGCGACTCGTTTAAGTCAGCTGTAAATACAGGATTTCAAACAGTTGGGAATTGTGCCTCTGGGACTACATTTACTGACACTTTTAATTGTTCGGTTGAAAATCCCGCTGAAGGAAATCCAGATATAACATGGCAAAAAGACGAATCAGGAATTACAGGGTTAAATCAAGGTGTTGGATTAGCATATTATACACAAGGAACAGACAAAGGAATACAACTACAACTTCCTGCAATGAGATTTTCAGATATAGAAGGAACAGCACCAACGCCTCCTAATTTATTTGCATACTATAAAATTATTAGTTCTAGAACAAGTTTTCTTGTAAACTCTAGTATACAAAGTTTACATAGTAACAGAAACTACGAAGTAGGTATAGTGTACATGGATGAGTACTTAAGAAGCACTACAGCTTTAGTGTCACAAGGAGTTGATCCTACCGTTTTTGTTCCTGCTAGTAATGCAATATTACAAAACAAAATTAAAGTTACTATTCCTCCATTACAAAACCCACCTCAATGGGCTACAAAATATAAGTTCGTAGTTAAAAAAGCTGAGGGGCCTTATGACACTATTTATAGTAATTTTTATTATTCCGATTCATCAGATAATTCTATTTACTTTAAATTAGAGGGGCAGAATCAAAACAAAGTTAAAACAGGAGATATATTAAGAATAAAAGCTGATAGTTCTGGAGCGCTTGCGCAATTAGCGATTGCTGAAGTGTTGTCTGTTGAAGCCAAAGAAAGAAACTTTTTAACGCCATCAGCAAACGTAAGAAGTAGCGATAATAGTGTCGAGGCGTACATAGCTGAATTACCAGGGTTGTATATGCAAATGAAACCTACTTCGTTTTCGGTAGACACATCAGATGACACAACTTTTTTTGATAGCGGACGAAGAGTTACTTGTAGAAAATCAAGTGGCGGTTACCCTGGTATACAAATACCTCTTTTTAAAACGTCGGCCGACGGACAAACAAAAACTAATTTAGCAATTCCTGTTGGTAGTATAGTAAATTTCAATATTGAATTAACGAGAATAGGAGAAAATGGTGTTAATAGAAATTGTGGTAGGGTTTTTTATATATACAACAGAACTTTTCAAGCTAGTCAAGATTACGACAACATGTTTGATTTTGTTAATGGGCAGAATATAGATTTTACAGGTGGTACTTTTACTAATTTTGATGATGGAGGTGACCCAGAAAATAGATATATAAACACTATAAATCCTGCGCCTCAAGGTAATCCTGCAAGTATTAATGGGGTTAATCAATATCAATTTCTTACTAATGACGCGCAACCTCCTGGGCCTACAAACCAATTGTTTTTAGCTGTAATTGGAGGTATTTCAGGGTGTTATGGACAAAAAAATTCTTGTACTGACGGAAGGATTACAGTTCAAATCGCAGACTCATTAATGATTTTTGAAACCACTCCAATTGACATTGATAATGATATATATTATGAAAATGATACTTGTTATGACATAACAAATAATCGACATATGTCAGGTTCTTCAGCAACTGACCAAAATCAAACCGACGTATTACCAGCTATTGTTAATTTAGGATTTTTTGATTGTTACTCTTTTGGTAATGGAGTCGAAAGTTTTAAAGTTAAAGACTCGTTAGTTGGTCAATCTTTTGATTTAGGACAGAGAGTAACTTCAGTTTCAGCACAAGATTTTAAAAAAACTGATAGGTTTGCAGGATTAACATATAGTGGAACTTTTCAAGAGGAAACAAACATTAATAGGTTAAATGAATTTAATTTAGGGTTAGTTAATTTTAAAGACTTAGAGGTAAGTTATGGTGATATAGGAATATTACACGGAAGAGAAACAGACGTTCTTGTTTTACAAGAGGATAAAATATCCTATGTGCTAGCTGGTAAAAACTTATTGTCAAGTGCGGCAGCAGGAGGAGCAATAACTAATACAGCAGAGGTTTTAGGAACACAGATAGCTAGAGTAGAAGAGTTTGGAATTAGTCATAATCCTGAAAGTTTTGTGACTTATGGTTTTGATAAATATTTTACAGATTCAAAAAGAAATGTAGTCTTAAAATTAAGTGGATCTGGGCGGCAAGAAAGTTTACAAGTGATTTCCGAAATAGGAATGAGGTCATTTTTTAGAGATATGTTTACTACTAGTTTTCAAACACAAAAGCTAGGAGGATTTGATCCTTACATGAATGAATTTGTGTTGTCAAGTAATTCCTTGGCAATACCAGTTACTGTAGTCCCTGTTAGTTGTGGATCTACATTATCAAGACAAAATGTAACAGACGCATCATCTTATACAGTAAGTTTAGGAAATGCGCAAGGTTCAGTTGTGTTTGATTTTAATGTAACAGGAACAGTAAATTTACAAGTAGTATATAATAGTGTATCTGTAATTAATCAGTCTATAACTGGAAACAGTTCAGTCAATTTTATTAAAAATTCTTCTACACCAACAACAGCGGTAATAACAATTACTCCTACAGGAACAGCATCTTTTGATATCACGCCAAAGTGCCCCTTAGCACCATCACTAATAATTAGACAATTAGTGCTAGGGTCTCCAGCTGACACGGGTAAATTTATACACAATGAATTTTTCTGGAATCAAAGTACATTTACAAGTCCTGTATCTAGTGAATTAATACAATTAAATACAGATACGGCTAACATAGGAGGAGTATATATTGAAACTAGCGGTAAGTCATCAATAGGAGTATTTCCTCCAGATGGTGCAACTGTTACAATGCAGTCTAATAAAAAAGATTTTGATGATTTTGTTTTTGACCCTGCTATACATAAATTTAGAAGATTTGTATCTCCTTTTGACAACCCTCCGTCAGCTTGGCCTACAATAGAAAGTAATTCAAGTGATGTTTCGCCAATTACTAATCCTTCTACAGGAGTATATCAAGCAAGTTTTATTTATAACAACCCGAGTAATTTTCAATATCTTTACATGACTTGGGATTTAAGAACAGCAACATCTGTAAATTTAAGACACGGTAGTACAACGTCTATAGCTTGTTGTTCAGGGCCAACAGATACTTACTTTATTGACACAACTTCTTTTGCTACTGCTACAGCTGTTTTCACTAATGATACTTTACAAGTACCAGCAACAAATGAGTTTTATCAAATTGGTAATACTGTAAGGGAACAAGTAAATGGATTGTTACAGTTACCATTTTCATGTGTGG